TTAGTGGCGGTATTGACGCCGTTACCGTCTGTCATGAAGGGCACAAAATAAACGCCCTCACTCTCCCTGTTTTTATACCCGCCGTACACGGTGTCGTATTGGGTAGCGTATGTATTTTTCCAGTAATACGTCGTGTCACCACAAATCCACGGCACATCTGCAGCGCTGCCACCATGGCACTGCGCGTTAAACACGGAGAGGTCAGCACGAAACTGTGTCAGCATGGCTGTAAACAGCGCAGGTTGCTGTACGTGGGTGGCGGCGCTCATGTCAAACTCACCCTGCATCCAGCAGACGGCCAGCAGAACGTTTTTGGGATTTTTCTGCAATGCCGCTTTTGTGCGGGAAATCAGATCCTGATATAACGGCTTGCCCACCCCCCAGCGTGCCGAATCCTGACTGGCCCCCGTGGACTCGCTGAATGTCCCCTCCGCGCCCTGGGTAAATGCCGAACCACCACGACAGCATGGTACCAGCAGGATCCCCGCGTTATTCGGGATATACGGGAGCAGTTTTTTGGCAATATGTAAACCCTGGCCGACACAGCCGTACTGCCCTTTGCTCAGGTCAGCCCTCGGATGATTCAGCGTACTCATATCCTGCACATCATGCAGACAGTGGTCAGCCGGAATAATATCGTTATATCTGCAGGCAGCCCCGCCCGGCGTCACTGTACTGCGGCGCGCCAGCTGTTTAATGCGCGGATCCGGAGCATCGTATGAATCCGGCAGCGGAAGCCCTTCACCGTAAGCCATGGCATTGGATTGCCCGGCCAGTACGATGACGTAGTACCAATCCGGCTCAGATGAAGGGCCGACCTGTGGCTCTCCTTCAATAGCCACCGCCTGCATCAGTGTGTACGGCGTAATGGCAACCGGTCCGCCGTATGGCTGCCAGCCCTCTTTCAGTTTGTGTGTCAGCTTTTCCGCAAGGTCTGACGGCGACGCCGCCCTGACAACATCGTAATGTTTAATCGACATCGAATTTCTCCCGTGTAGAGGAACAGAGTTAAAAAGCCGGAAGCGGAATCAAATCACAGGATGACCATCTGCCAGTGGCTGGTCGTAAAAAAAAGGCCGCGCCATGCGCAGCCGAAAATAAAGGGATAACGATGATAGTTTGAGAAAAACAGAAATAACACTTTTGTGGCAAAGCATGGTGCCGGGTGCCTCCCGGTGAATTCAGTATCAGCACCTGAATCCGCGATTACCCCATATTCCTTCTTGCTGATTGCCCCACCGCACAGGGGGATTCACCATGCAGAAGTGTTTTTAATAAACAGCAAACAAAAAAATCAAGCATTATGCAGGCTGTTTCTTTTTATCACCGGCCACAGCAATACCATAATGCCGCAGACCAGCACCCCATCCGCCAGCACCGACATGATTCTGCTGGTGAAATCCACCATCACCACCAGAAACAGCAGGAGTGCAGCCACAGTCAGGCGCAGTTTTACCGTCACAGGTAATTCTCCAGACGAAGACCCAGAACACCGGCAATCTCTTCCAGCACCTTGCGCTCTTCCGGCTCAATTTCGCCGTCTGCCTCCGCAATGGCCACCGCCACATCCAGCACATCTTCCGCTTCACGCGTATCGTGTTTCACATCCTCGATCTCACGTAACGCCGCACGACGACCAGTTTTAAAGTTCGTATCCAGCTGACCGATAATGGTTGCGCTAATCGCATTAATTTCTGACGTAAACGCGTACAGCGCAGGCTGATTACGCAGTACCTGTTCGATCTTCGCTTTCTAGGAAGCCTCACATTCACCATCTGCACAGGCCACCAGGTATGCGGCGTTAATCACCACCTGTGCCAGATCGCGTTTTTCAAACTTTTTAATTTCCGTTGCCGCTCTGCGGGCTTTTTTTACCAAAAATACCAAACATCGTGACGTTCCTTTGGGTGGGTGAGCCAACGCCCGGGAGCGATCTGCCCACAGAGAAAGTCACACTGACCACTCCATAAGCTCCCCCCGAAAGGCTCTGTGGTTGGTATGCGCCGGGCGTGGTGCGGATACAAAAAAGGTCCGCAAAAGCGAGCGAGGGAAAATAAGTGTGGTGCGTTGTACTGGGTTCGAACCAGTGACCGATTGCTTAGAAGGCAATTGCTCTGTCCGGCTGAGCTAAAAACGCAGAATACCGATAATGGACCGCCATCGGAGACTCGAACCCCGCGAAACCAGCTTCGAAGGCTGGCGTTCTATCCCGATGAGCTAATGGCGGTATGTGATGGTGGCCCTTGCTGGATTTGAACCAGCGGCCTGGCGATTATGAGTCGCTCGCTCTCACCACTGAGCTAAAGGGCCGGGCGCAGGATAATAACGTTACGAAATCAATGTTGCAAGCATTCAAGAATCACCTGGTTAAAAATTACCCTTGCTTCCTCCACCAGCGCATTCACCATGTCTATCCGAGATAAGTGGCACAAAAAAACCCGCTTGTGGGCGGGTTTTGTTTGCTTTTGTCATCACGTACAAAATCGGCAAAATATCAGATTTGCATGAAATATATGCCTTTCAATCTACTTTTGCAACACTTTGCTTTGAAAATGCCGCCTTTTGTTTTGAACGCGTTCTCATTACAAACAATAAAGCCTCACTATCCAGTCGGTGAAAAATGTGTTTCATTGCAACCCAGTGACGAGTAAATGTTTTGGACCAGTTTTTAGTTGTCACTCCCACCAGTAATGCCAGCTCCTTGTATTCATAACCTTCCCCACCAAAAAGTTCTGCTTTTACTGCCTGCGCCGCCAGCCAGATTAATTTTTTCAGGCGTTCCTGCGTTTTCCCTGCAATTTTTCTGGTACCGGATTGAGTATTAAATTCATTCCACGCCCACTGTGTTATCGCGATCTGATATTCCCAACAAATACTCCCGCTGTAACACCACAACAACCAGGCTTTATGATGTTCTTCAAGAGACAGAACAGCCCGCCGCCACGATGATGTCGAAAACTCAATCGGACTGACCAGAGGAATTGACGTCCCCTTCGCCAGCGATTGCTTTCCCGGGATTGGTGGATTATCCCGCGTTATCATTTTTCCAGTCACTTCATCGCGGTACCGGATTTTTTTACGCCTGTAACGCCCTGTATCGAACATGGCATTCTCCTGCCAGGCTTCAAGCTGACCTTTTGTTGCCCCACTCAAATCAGCGGTGGCGATAATGAGCTGCTCACGCACAAACTGTAAATACTGGTTATTCATGCGCACCCCAGTTCTGTGATTTTTATCCCCAACCGCCCACCAGGAACAAGCTGACCGCGCACAATATTAATTTCATCAAACTGCTCGTCGTCTATGAGCAGCCCCGCATGCGTCAGTGCATCCAGTGGTGCCTTCAGGATATTGTCCAGGTCACGACGGCGCTTATCCGGTGGCTCTGCAATAATTTTTATTGCCAGCCTTCCGGACAGGTTTAATTTCAGTTGCTGCTGGCGAACAATAAGCGCCACATCACGGCGATAACGCTCACCGACTTTTGATACAAAATATGTGCTGCCACGACGCCGCCAGTAGGTGTTCACCGTTGGCGGGTAAGGCAAAACAAACTCTATACGCATCAGTAACCTCTTTTACCCGAGCACGCCGGTTGCAAAGGCGTGATCAAGAAAACGAAAAATTAAATCAATCTGGGAACCATGCTTTTCTTCGAACGCCAGCGGATCCGCATGAAGCTCGTTGTGATGCTCCCGACACAGCGGTAGCGTGAAAATATCGTGGGATTTTGTTCCCATCCCTCCCTGACCGTGACCAATCAGGTGATGGGGATCGTCGGCTGGCTGACCACAACACGCACACGGCTGTGTCTTCACCCAGCTCGTATATTTCTCATTTACCCAACGGCGACGTTTAGGTCGCCTCATGAAAGATTCCGGAGACTCCGGATCAACGGTAATGCTGACCACCGCCTTTTCCTGTGCTGGGTTCTGTGGCTGGTGGGTGTGAAGCAACGGCGCAAGATTTTTTGTGCGCTGCTTCAGTATGCTGGTGGCGGTCTGCTCTCCCGGCACGATGTCGCTTTCACGGTACATTGAGCGGATTTTTTCCGCACGCCCCCCCAGCGAACGACGTAATACCGCTTCCGGTAGCGCGTCCGCCACCTGATTGCGGACCGCCCACCAGGATAATTCAGCCAAAGATAATTCACGCTCCTGCGTACCGCTTATTGCGTGACCGATGACGTCAATCATCCATGCTGACAGGTTTTGATGAGCAAGTTGCTCGAGTGATTCGGATGTCTGGTCACGCAGCTGGTTGTCGCAGTGCCAGCACAACACCATTGCGCCGGTACCATAACGGTGAATGACAGTTTCGCTGTGATGATAATCGCCGTGTGGCCACTGGCAGGATTTAATATGGCGCAACAGCCAGTCAGACAATGCACCAGCACCACCAGCAGCACGAATCACCCGTGCGTTACTGAAAAACGGCAGCAATGTTTTGTCTTCCACCAGCGGCTGGCGAACGGCAGGAACGACCCCGGACGGCAGATTACGCATGCTTTTCGGTTCCGGCTCCATCAATACCCGGGTATTGTGGAATACTGGCATGGATTCACGGCCCGGCTTAACGATCACCAGCCCGAGTTCCGGTACCAGAACAGGTCGAAGTAATACCCGCACGTTACCTCCAGATGCGTTGCTGGAATGTGCGAGACGGACGCGGTGGGCGTTCAGAGTAAGGAAGCCTGACGGAGATTATCCAGTGACGGTAGTCGAGACTAAGGGCTTTCTTAACCTCGTATCCGCGCCTGCGGTAACACTGAATTGTCCATTCAGCCTGCTCTTCAGTACATGGAGGGTGTTGGAACCATTCAGACTTGAATGCGTGAGAATACCGCTCGTGCGTGCAGGCAAGAACGGGCGAATTATCAGAATTGTAATATTTTACGTTGCGTGCCATCGGTTTTCTCCGGTGGCACGGTGTTACTCAGCGGGAGTTCAGCCCCGCGCAAGATTGTAGATGAGTTTATTCTTCTGCAAAAGCTGAAAAGCCTGCTTTTATTCCGATCTCTTTCAGTGCCTGTAATGAAGTGACAAACTCACCTTCGCGCAAGATAAATCCGTCTGTCACTCGACCATCCACAAAATTAATTAACGCAGCCCCATTCTTTCGCAAACACATAATGCGGTAATGACTAACAAGATTTCCATTTTCAACGCACACAGCATAGAGGCCATCTTCACAAAAAATTTTACGCAGTTCTTCGATGTTCATCATCAGAATCCTTCCGGATAATTAGCTCTCCCCTTTAAGGGACCATCCCTCTTATCCCTGCGCGCTACTTAAGTATTTTTGATTCTATTCCGGCGCCGTCCAGAACTTCAAACGCGTTGAAAATAAAAACAAAAACCCGCCGAAGCGGGTTAAGTGCGGGTGCGTTGAGGATGCCTGCCACATCAGAGGTGGCGAGGGATTTCTCCCTCGCCGGGTCTCTTACTCCTCAGGTTCGTAAGCTGTGAAGACAGCGACCTCCGTCTGGCCGGTTCGGATTCGTACCTCGCAGAGGTCTTTCCTCGTTACCAGTGCCGTCACTATGACGGTTAAACAGATGACGATCAGGGCGATTAACATCGCCTTTTGCTGCTTCATAGCCTGCTTCTCCTTGCCTTCCGGCACGTAAGAGGCTAACCTACATGTGTCTAGCATGAAATTGGCCTCAGATTAATGTTAAGCGTCTTGCAGGACGCGTAATGTTAACTGGGGCTTTTCTCTATCTGCCTTTGGTGTTCATGCCTGAGACAGATAGCCTCAAGCACCCGCAGCCATTCTACTTAACTCCCGTTACCCCGCCAATATGAAATCAGTCAGAAAGGCGATCCATAAGAATAATGAATTCTGTAAGGCAATAGTCTCACTGTCTAACATATCTTACCTGATTACTTTACAATATAATAATTCATAGTTAAATCAAATGAATGTCATCATCCAATAATTCATTAGTAGTAATACTACCTTTTTTGAAAAAATTTTCATTTGCCTCAGCAATTTTTGCATCATTAACAAATTCATCACACATCCCAAAATAATGAAAAAATCTATTTAGTTTACATATTCCAATGGTATAGTGCCCTTTAGGTGTTTTGTCCACATAAACACGATTTGCTTTTATAATATGCATCTCATAATCATCTATATGTGGATGAACGATGCGAAATGATGCAGATGCAGTTGGATAGTTTTTGCGCCGCCCCCCATTTATTACGGGTTCAAATAACACTTCATTTTTACCTTTGAATTCATTGCAGTCAGGACATACTACACATAGATTCTTAGGTTCAAAAATAAAACATAGATATTGAGATTTTGGCACAATATGCTCTATAGGAGCAGCTTGTGCAGCTCTTACCCCAATAGGCTCATGACAATATACACATTCTAGCTTTTGTTCTTCTCTGTAATGATTTCTAATTTCTGCACGGAGAACTTGCAAATCATCATCTCCCCAGTTGGTATGCTTAAAATCTGGAGAAGACAATTTTTTCTCAATAATATCTAATGACTCTGCGCTGAATCTAATTGGATTTTTAATTTTTGGCATAAATTTCACACACCTGAGATACGGAATTTACGAGTTCATTAATAGGGTCATTACTATTAACGTTTTCAAGGAGAAGCTGGAGTTGTTTTAATTCACGCCAATTATCATCTGTTACTAACTTAGCAGTCTTAACTTTTGAAAGTAAATTGAAAGCTAATCTGGCAATGTATTCATTCATAATGCCAGGGGCATCAAATAGTTCCGCAAGTTGATAGTCTGCAGACCGGTTGCTAAAGTATTTTGCTTTATAAAGATAACTTTTCGACAAAGATGTTATATAACAACCTTTATTCGGCAAATTGGATATTATTTGTGGTGAATGAGTTGCAATTATGAATTGACAACCTGAGTAAGTTAAAAATGCTTTTGTTAACATAATGATAAACTCTTCCTGCCATCGAGGATGCAAGCTTATTTCCGGTTCATCAATTAGTATTATAGAACCATCAGTTATATGCCCTGCAATTCCAAGCAACATCACTAATAAACATTGTTCTCCCGAGCTCGCACGTTTAAGTGACATGGGACCATAGCTTTTTTTTATGAGTCGCATATCCATCAATCTCATGAAGCCAGCGTTCATAAGTTTAAGAATTGATCTAGAAAAATAATTATTCGCATAAGTCGAGCCAACCAATGTTTCACCATTGGTAAAATCGACTGACAAGGTTACAGCCCTACGTTCAGGTTCAAATCGATTAATCTCAACCAGTGCTTCGTAAATATCATGACGTGATTCGGAGTTTAACTTTAAGAGACTCTCAATATTCTTCCTGTCAATTTTTATATTGTATTTTAAATATAACTCCTTAACTTCCGTTAATATCTCATCTGAATATACACCAATGAAGTTATAGTCAGGAGTGTCCGGTCCGTTGTAAGTTGGTTTAAATACAAACTCTATATGGGGCTCAAAATCAATAGAATGAAAAACATCGAGTAAATTTGCAGGATTTTCTGAATAAGCAAGTTTCTCTAGCCAACCTCTCGCTGCTGAAGATAAAAGGGATACGGCATTTGATACGCCGAAGGGGCCTTCTCCACGCATACCCACATAGCGATAATTATTTTCTTTCCTTTGGTGATTTAATGACCTACGCCCTGGAGGGAATTTATCGAATGGGCTGGTAGATACGGCAATTAACTTTGGTGTTATTTCTCTGTCAAATAATGGATTAAAAGTTTTCAAGAAATGAATATCTTGAATACAGTCTTTAGCAATCTGAGATAACAATCTGCTTTTTCCAACGCCATTTTTACCTACAATTACTGTAAAAATATTCGCATTATCAGAAACATCACCTTCTATAGCAAGTTTTAAGGTTCGACTATCATGATGGGTATAATATAGTCTTTTCATTTTATTTTTCTCTCATTAAAATGCTCTTAATTAAGAATACCTATGCCTTTAACAGGCTCATAGTTATGATTTGTGATGCTTTCAAAAGGGTATGTAACTAAGTATTGAACTCTACACCTAAGATTCTAAGATTTTTAAATTAAAGTAGTTAAACATGCTTTTGATTGTACTCATTCTATGTCCATCGTTGCTGCATGTCTAGATATCGTGCCCCGCTATTGTTATGTAATGATATGATGGACGCCCTGTCTGAAGCAGCCAGTGAAATATTTTTACTGTCTGCGTTTTCTACAGGAGTAAATCACATGAGCACAATCAGAGTTGTTGGTATTGATATTGACCTGTGCCCAATTTTTTGAGACATATATTGGTACGCTCTTGGCACAGGGCTGCTGCTGCAGCCCTGACAGCTTTAGACTTCGATCGATTCAGAGATCTCTAATGCATCATCAACTTCTATACCCAGATAACGAACTGTGCTTTCCGTTTTCTTATGGCCCAACGGAAGTTGGATCACCCGGAGATTCTTAGTTTTCTTGCAGACAAGGCAAGGTTTTGTTCTTCTCATGGAATGTGTGCTGTAAAGCGAATCTTCGAGACCAAGCTTTTCTCCCCCCTATGAAAGATTCGGTTATATTGCAGGATTGATATGTGTTGGTTAGTACCGACCCGAGATCGGAACAAGTAGTCTTTACTGCGTAAATTGCCAAGCTTTATCAATGCAGAAACAGCTTCTCTTGTCCCTTTGGTTATCTCAAATTGGATAGGACTGCCAGTTTTTCAGTTGCAACACCGTAGCTCTGCTTGAAACCGAGCTAAATCACGCGTTTTACCTTCCAGTTCAAGCCGGATTTGGAGCCCCCAGATATGAGATATCTGAAGTGGTCTTTTTGGGCCTATGATACTGTCTTTGTTCCTCGGTGACGTATTCATACTCAAATCTCCTGCAATGTGGAAGATTTGAGTATGGTTGTCTCTCAAGAGCGAAATAGGTCAACTATAACTAGTTGTTGTGCATGTACGAATTCTGCCAATTAATTATTGACAATAAAAAATTCTGGAATGTTCGA